AGCTGCTGTCAAAGGTCACGCGCCGCAAGCCGCTCCGGGCCATGTCCCGAACCGTGGAGCGCATGGCGGTTTGATAGTCAACCGTACCCATCTGCACAAAGGTGATGGCCTTGTCTATGGCGGAGATGTAATACTCCCGCAGGGGGACAACCCGCTTGCCCCGCTTGAAGCCCACCATATAGGTGTGGCTCAGGTTGGATGTGCCGTCCATTGCCACCCGCTTGGCCGATTCCACAAAAGCAATCAGGTTCGCCCGGCTCTGGTAGCTTTTCAGCTTCTCCATACCTCGGGCGGCATAGTAGGTGTTGGCAAAATCTATGTTTTCTTCCGCCACCTCCTCAAACAGCTGCTGAACCTCTTTCTGGTTCATAGCCATAATGCGGGCTATTTCCTTCTCTATGGCGTCCAGGTCCGCCCCGGCGTACTCGATCACGCTCATAAGCCGGTGGCTGTCAGAGGCGCCAATATCGCCGATCTCCTTGATTCTCTCGCAGAGACGCAGAACCACATAGCGGTTCAGCGCTTCCAGATTTTCCACAATGTTGTCGGGCAGGCCCTCTATCCAGGATTCATTTAGTGGGCGGCTCATACCGCTCCAGCCTCCTGCCACACTTTCCAGATTTTCGGGCCCTGGATTGCAATCCAGTCTACCATTTCCTCGTTTCTGGCCCATGCGTCGCTTTCACCGCTATTCGCAGAAAGCCCGCTCTCTCCAAGAAATACGTGGACAATTTCATGCCGCAAGGTCGTTTTCGTCTGGCTCTCGCACGCCTGGTCAGTTTCGTGCTCCCAGTCCGGGTATGTCGCCATGTCGCAGAGCACGATTTCATGGCCTGTGTAACTGCAATACCCATTTACATCGTACCGCTTAAAAGTTTCGTCATCGTCATATTTCTTAACGATAATGGTGTACTCAGTTCCCAAAACGTTGATTTTCATTCTGACTTCCTCCTTCATTCATCCCCGTCTCCTCCAGCAGGTCAGCGGCATTTTCTTCCGCAATCTCCCGAACTCTCTTTTTTGCTTCTTCAAGAGACACATTAAACAGCCAGGAGTTTATATCTTCCTTCCCTGCCGCACCAACGCTTTCCGCCATTACAAGCTGGTTGAAATGTTCGGCCATCTGCTCTATGTAACCGTCGGACCAATCAAACTGTACCTTCCATGGCCCAATGGGAGCGAGATTATTCCTGTTTACGATAGCGTCCACAGCGTCCAAAAGGTCGTTGGTGCCCTTCTCCAGCTGGCGGCGGAATTTGGTAATCATAGCAAAGGTATTGTTCAGCACCGCCCGCATTTCTGTTGCTGTGGCGTATGAGGTGGTGGGTGGGGTAAGAATGCCCTGAGAAAGCCCGGCCAGCAGCTCCACCATTTTAAAGTTGACCTCAATGCCGTTCTCCAGGTCGGCGGAGCGGATATCAGGGATGTGCTCCTGAATCAGACCCTCTTTCCCACCCACGCCCTTGACCAGCATGAACATGTGCTTCTTTTTTTCGTCCGGGTATCGCAAATTTCCTTTTTCGTCCCGGTCCATCAGGGTTTTGTCAACGAAAACCATCTTCTCCCCGCTGGCATACTCCCGGTTAAAGCGGTTGTAAGCTTCCACCGCCTGTTCCATGACGCTGTCCAGCCCGTGGGTGATCTTCACGCCGTTTGTCCCGTTCACATCCTGCCGGTTGACCGTCGGGCACTTGTACCGTCCAAACAGGGGCTTGCTCACATTGGGGATTTTCTCCTCCGGGCTGATACCGGCCCACGCCGGGACCTCAGTCAAGGCAATCTCCTTGCCGTTTTTATAGGCCGTGTTGAGGATCACCAGCGTATCAACGATCTGCCCGGACTCAGTCTCATCCTGACGCACCATCTGGGTTTCAAACCGCTCATAAAGGGTATTGTATTCGTCCTTGAACTCCCCCACCTTCATGATACAGGCCAGAATATCATTCCCGATGGATTCACAAACCACAAAATCGCCGTTCTTGATAATGTCCACGCCCAGGCGTTTCCCGTCGGTGTATGGCTTGACGATACAGTCCCCGGTCCCCAGGGCCACCTCCGCCGCCACGTCCAGCCGGTCACCGGTGTAGTAGTCCAAAAACTCCTGCATGTACCTGGCCCGTGCGCTGTCCCCCTCAATGGTGATATCGCTGTCCTGCAAGGTCAGCGTGGACAGTTTATTTGATATGACAGCCGTCAGAGAGATGTTTGTGGTGTCGCTGTAGTCGTCCGCTGTAACCGGCTTTGGCTGGAGCGACAGCCCCAGCTTTTCAGCAAGCTTTAGGAATATCTTTCGGATAAAGTTCATGGTATCATCCCCAGTTCAGCCAATCAAATTCACGGGCCAGTATCGTATGGCAAAAATAGCGTGTGTCGTCCATGGCATGGTCGTTTTCTTTGACAACCTCCTCGACCAGATTGTCGTTTTTGTCAGTATCCCAGGCGTACAGCCCAAACTCGCTGATACAGTCGGTGCAGGCTTTCCCTATTTTAATCCGTCCAGCCGCCAAGAGCGTGGAGACGGTCGAAATGCCATTCATAACATCGTTGACGGCATTCACCACGGAATAGCGGTCATGCCGGTAAATTGTGGTTTTGAAGCTGGCAGCGGAGGGGTCAACCACAATCAACTCTATAGGCAAGTCTCCGGCCAGCTTTTCAATGGCTGTGTAATGCTCCTCGTCGGTCCTCTGTCCGTGCTTCCGGCCATTGTAGTAATACTCCCACCAGCGGTATGCCACACCCTTGTAAACGGCCCACAGACCAGCAGAGAAGGGATTCAAAGTACCGTAGTCGATTGAGATGTAATACAGCGTTCCGGGCCTTGTGGTGCCGTTCCCGTCCAGCCAGGGGGTCTTGTCTGTGGTATGCTCCTTCTCCTTGAAATTCGGATAGACAAGCCCGGTAGGGTCTACCCACAGCCCTCGGACGTACCAGTCGTAAAAAATCCCGGTAAACCGGCTCCGGTACTGCTCCAGCGTCTTTTCGCTGAGGGACGGGTTGTCCGTCATCTCGAAATGCAGCCGCAGGGCGTTGTGTTCCTCGCGTTTCAGAATCCACTCCTGGTAAAACCAGTGTTTGGGTCCTTTGGGGTTGCAGGAGAACCACAGCTTATTTCCCTCGACGCTGCACCGGGCTATGGCCTGATCCACAAACGACTTAGGCATAAGCGGCACCTCATCCAGCAGCACCCCGGCCAGCGTCCGGCCCTGGATCAAAGCGTAACTGCTCTCGTCCCGTCCGCCAAATACCTCGAAATAGTTGACCTTCCGGCCCCAGCGGACCTCAAGAATCTTCTGCGACCGCCGCCACTTGGCAATGTATTTCTGCTTTGTCCGTGTCATGGATATGTACGGGATAATTATGTTCTCCGTGGCGCTCCCCACGGTCTTTCCACAGATACCAAACCTCCGCCCGTCAAACTCCCGCATAGCCCAGTCCACGAAGGCCACCATCATGATGGAAGTCTTGCCGGAGCGGACAGCGCCGTCACAAATGAGGGCGTCGTACTTGGAGTAGGGGAAAGCGAGGATTTTCTTTTGCTTTTTGGAAATCATTCTTCTTGTTGCTGAATTAAGGATTCCGCCAACAAGGTCTGGACTTCTTCGCTTATCTTGAAATTATTACCAGTCCACAGATAATTTTTGTTGTGGTAGGCAAGGATTTCAATAGCAAGTGCAATACGAACATAGTCCGTAGAATCTTTACAGTAGGTTTCGCAGGTTTTTATTGGATTTCTTTTATTCATCGCTCTCCAACCCCTCTCCCAATTCTCTCAGGCTCCGGCTTAGGTCGTCTTCGGTGGTTTCGTCCTTCGGTCCGTCATCCTTCGGTTCCCAAGTGCCCAGGTGTTTCCCCAGCAGCTCCAGGGCCTTAAGTTTATCCGCCATCTTGTATTTTTTGACATAGCCGATAAACTGCTTTTCGTCTCCATCAGACTCATACACGTCCTGTACGTCCAACCCAACCAAAGCGGCGGCGGTATCATCGTCCAGTTGCGATATATCCAGGGGCTTTCCATCCTTATCAAACATCTTTCGGATGTCGAAAAATCCAAGTTTTGCTAGCTCTGCAATCACCATGTCTTGGGTGATCTCTGTCCGCGTCTGCCGATTCCGCATAGCAACTTCAATGGCGACTGAGACG